TCCAGATTAATGGTAATTTGATTTTCTGCATGCTCTGCTGTCAGGTTGAATACCGCCACAACCTTCGCAATTTCGTTGGCTTCAGTCTTAATATCTGTGGACACCTGACAGTCTAATAGTTCGCCATTTACTGCAATGCCGTACCCGAAAAAATTACCTCTTCGGTATAACTTAGCAAGCTGAATTTTCATTCTCCCTTCCTTTCTTCTGGTAAACCGTTCAACTGATAGGGGCGTAATTAGTAGGTCAAGCCAGTAGAATTGCTCGTCTGGTGGATCTTCTCTTGGTATAGGTCCACGTTTTGGCGGCATTGGCGGCGGTGCAGGTCGCACAACTTTATCCCCTGGATTATATGGCGGTGGGGTTGGGGCTTTTCTTCCCATGGTTATCTCCCTACTGACACACGCCATTGATTAAGCG